CCTGCCATATCGGTCTGAGCCATATTTAATAATTTAAATGGGTCCCCTAATGCACCAATTTCACCCCCTAACATTTGAAATCCAGCAGCAGTTTCAATAGCCTTACTTGGGTCTAATAAACCTTCAGCAAAAGTTTTTGTTTGTGCCATATCAATTCTTAACGCTTGAGCTTGAGCAACCATTTTAGCAAGTCCATCAACACCATTTTTGAAGTTGTAACCAACCATTAAACCTAAGTTTTTATTAACTTGAGCCATAAATTGTGATACATTCAAACCATAAGACCTAGCTTCTTTGGTCATCATTTCCATAGTCGATAATGTCTCATCGGTCGTAAAACCTAATGTATCAAATGAAGTGGCCATTTGAGCCAATTGTTCTGCGGTAAGGTTTGCGGTAAAACCTAAGGCTTGGAATCTTGTAATTTGTTCGTCAGTGAAGAATGTGTTCCTCTGCATCGAAGTATTTAATGCACCAAATAACTCGATATTTTTTTCAGCATTAATACCAATAAGACTTGTGGATTTTGACGCTTGAGCAATCACGTTCTTTACCTGATTACTTACAACCCTTGTCTGTCCAAGTGTTTCTCGTACTTGTTTTGCTGTTTGTTGCTGAATTGCAAAAGCCTTATTCAAATTACCACCTACATCTATTATAGATGTCGCTAAATTTTTAGCAAAATCTTTAACATTGACATTGGCTAGTTTAATATTACTAGCAACTTGAGCAGTATCATCTACTAAACCATCTTTAAAAAACATATTAAACTTTTACTATAAATATCGTTTAACGAGATTTATTTTTTTGTTTCTCGTATTCTTCCTCCCTTTTGATAAATTCTTCGGATAATTTATTAATAAAATATTTTCTTTCAAAGGTAGGCATAAACATCATATCCAAATAAGACATATTAACGTGTTTACTCAGATAGTAGAACTCATCAAGCATAGTGCGTTTATAATCAGAAGAAAGGACGAAAAAACTCTGCCCCGAAAGTGATACGTACATTCACTTTTTCTCCTGACGGGGCCATAACTGTTCTATTAAGGTCTAATCTCGGTTCACAATCTGACATTGTGTTTCTAATAAACTTAGAATCCATAATAGGTAATGTATTTACAAAAGTTGCAATATTCTCTCTATTAGTATCTCCATCAATAGAAACGATATATTTTTCGAGTTTTTTAGTAACAATTGGTATAATAACCCCATTAGGATAACTTTCTTCTAAACTACTTAATTCGGTAGTTTCATTAATACTTAATAATCGACATTTAACGTTTACACCACTTTTAGGTAGATTAAATTCAAAAAGACCTTCATTATTAGGTTTTATTTTTGGTTGAATAATATCCAACTCATCTAACATAATAGTAGACTCAAACTCTTTACCTGTTTTAGGGTCTTTTAATTTAAAATTATAGTCAGAACCAAACGCAGTGTTTCTTAAAAATATTAGAATCGCCTCGGCATCACCATCTAACAATTCATTAATATTAAAATCAGGTTCATAAATTTTATTTTTTAATAAAGTAGTTATAATATTTTTATTTCCGTTTGTAGATAACAAAATATTTTCATCCTGAGCAGTTAAATAACCCACCTTTAATGATTTCTTTTTATTTTTATAAAAAAGACCTTGTGAAGGTAAGGGAACCACATCGTGTGGTAAATTCAGGTTCATTTGTCCGTATTGTTGTGTATTATCCATAGATGTATTAAATAAAATAATTATAGAAGTAAATTAACCTCTAGATTTTAAATATATAAGTTATTAATTTTTAATCAATAGTTATATTCCCACCGAATATTACCACAATCATAAATTCTATATATTTTTCTGTTAAACATTATTTGAGACTCAGTTAAATTAGAATCATAACCTTCTTTAACTGGTTTTTTCTATATTGTTATAATTCTCGTCCCCATACTTACGTTTTTTAGTTAGTTTGGACTTTTCTACATTATTATAATTCTCATCCCCATATCTATTTTTTTTGGTTCTTTTTTGTTTTACAATAAAATCTTTATGTTGAGGATAAAAATCGACACCGTATTTTTCTTGGAACTTTTCTTTTTGTCTATTTAACAACTCTTCTTTATTTGAATTTGCACATTTTAAAGAACAAAAATCACCATATGGTTTATCAAATCGGTTTCTAAATTTAATTTCGTTATCACACGTTAAACATTTTGGTCTTTCGGTCAATTGATGATAATAAAACCATATTTTTTCTTTAAATGACATAACTATACCAGTATTACTGGCATATTTTACAATTTCATTATAAAGATTTGGTTTGTTTTTTTTTAACCACGATTCTTTTGTTTTATAACCTGATTTGTTATCTGTCGTAAAAAAAGAAAAATCCATACACTTATACTTTTACAGTATAAATATATGGATTATTTTTTTGGGTGTAAAGGTTACGTTAAAATATTAATATACCAAAATACATCTATCAGGACGTAACGTAGCAGTAATTGTTGCTAACGCATCATCACTATAACCTAAACTATCAAAATTTACATCACTTAAAAATGTTCCTTGTAGAATCCATTTTTCAACAGCCACACCTGTCGGGTCTAACATTTCTAAATCAATATCTTTCTTATATCCCGCAGCATACCCCATACGTCCTGTTACGGATTCTGAATGTAAACGAACCCATTCCATCAGAGCTTGTGCCGCTGAAGGACCGATTGGGTCACGGAAAGTTACGTTTATGGTATTCCAAGTGAATCTACCTGCAACATAAGTAGATGTGTTTAGGAAAGGAATCTCTGTAGCCGCGATTTGGATGTTTGGTCTTGATGTTGACTCAACATACCAAGAGTTAATCCCCAATGAAGAAGGAAATGATAGGATAAACCTATTTTTTCTTTTAGGTTCATAAGGAACGGGCATTTTCATTAATAAATCAGCCATAGTATTTTGGTTTTTTTGTTCTTACTTTTATTTTATAATAAATATCAACTATAAAGTTTTTCTATTTACTTTTTATTTTTTTTCAATAAGTTCCACTAGAAGATAATAAAAAATAGATAATTATTAAATTTCTTTTTTATCTCCTCCTTTAGTTAAATAAGTTCTTACTGGCTTATCTTCATACTCTTTATCTAAAAATGATTTAATTTTTTCAACATTTGCTGGGTCATCGTCAGAGAACCCAATCATTGGTATGAAATTATTTTTAACATCATTTTTAAGGAAGGCTTTTTTTCCTAGTTTCTCACTCATTTCTTTTACATAAACGATAAACTCTCTTAAAGCTTTAATTTTTCCTTCTTCAGGGTTTGATGCTGACCCTTCACCGTATGAAACAGGATAATACTTACAAAGGTCCAAATACTCATTAATCATAATTTGAGCGTCCTTTGTTTCATCACCTGTCATATTTCTATATTTTTTAAGATTCTCAATCAAGATATCTTTATTAATACCATTATGGTTAGTAACAATAAAGTTATATATTGCTTCACGAAGAACCGATGGTGTATGTCCTCTCGCAGTTATAATTGCGAAAATTGAACTCCCATTAATACATTCCACAAAATCGTCCCACGAAGGACCAATAGATGCGACCATAGAGTCAATAATAAACGCACTATCTCCTTTTACTCCAAAATTCCTATAAGGGTCATTTGCATAACCGACAATCATCTTACCTTTATATTCAAAAGTTTCTTTACCAATCAACCCTCGATAATCTGCAAAATCCTCTGTAGACATACCAAGTTCTTCATCATCTTCAGTCAAAAGAATAATTTGTGTCGGCATTGTCACAATATTATCGTCCCAATCAAATGCATAATACTTTAAATCAGGATTACCTTCAGGGTCAAAACCTTCCATTAGTTGTTTTTCTTCGTAAAATTCTCTAATGATTCTTCTAATCGACATTATTTTTTGTTTTTAATTTTTTCAATTAATCTTTCAAGTTGAGATTCAGAAATTACAATATTTTGTGGTTTTTCTGAAAAAGACTTTTTACCGTTAGATTTCATTTCTAACGCTTCGTTAAGTGTTTTTTTTGTGAATTCCATTTTTGTATTTTTATTTAAACGTTTAATAAAGGCTTATGGGGACCAATAGTCCCCATATTATAAATATATTGAGTTATTAAATATCCTCAAATGATGCACCTGTCGGAGTAATTAAGAATTCAATATCAATGAATTCAAGTGCTCTCGTTGGTTTTAGATAAATTTTACCTGTTAGGGTGTTTGAATCTAAATCTTCAGGTGTGTTAGAAACTGTAACTCTAAAGTCAATCAAACCACGGTCTCTTCTGATTCCGTCTAAGATTGGGTTTACAGAATCTAAGAACTCTTGTCTAACTTGCTCATCATTCTGTTCGAACAATAATCTTACAGCTACCGCTGAAATTAATTTACGAGCTTGTAATAACAATCTTCTCACGTTAATTCTGTCAAGTGCAGATTCTCTAAGTTGTAAAGTTTTGTTACCCCAAATTACTGTTCCCACATCTGAGAATGTTGCAATTGGGTTAAGTCTACCTTTATAAAGAGTATCTCGGTCTTCTTGAGTTAATTTCTTACGTGCTTTAACAGAATTTACCAAACCACGAGTATAACCCGCTGATGCGAACCAAGGGAACGCAATATTATCAGTAAGTGCTAAGTTTCTCACAACTTCTAATGTTGGTGGTAAATAAATCTGTGTGTTATTAACCGTATCTCTTGTTAAAATCCAAGGGTAATAAGTTGCAGTATAGTTGGAATCAATACCTGTTTCTTCCAAATTATCTACAGCCTCTTCAGGATAGATAAAGTTAGTATCAAAATCACCTAATGTAGGTGTAAACATTTGGTAATCAGGTGTAGTACAAATGTAGATTGAATCTGCTCTATCAGTTTCTACCATATCAATCGCCTCTTCAACAAGATTTGAGTTATTTACATAATCAATACCCGGTGTTGTAAATACATTAATGTTAATCGCTTCAGGATTATGGAACGTATATTGACCCCATAAGTATGAGTAGTAATCAGTGTTACCCCAAGTTAATTGGTCAGGTCCTGTAATTTGTTTAAACGCTCCCCACCCTGTTGAATTTGGATAGTTTATTGAAGGTGCTGCACCATTTCTATAACCCGCAGCTCCTAATTGAAATCTGTCACCATTAGTTCTATATTCTCTATATATGTCCCATCCATCAAAACCACCTGAAGGTGATATTGTAAACTTACGTGAGTTTAGTCTGTAATACGGATTAGTCTCATCTTGAGGTTCTCCTCTAAACTCTGCAACACCAACTTCAAATGCCGATTGACCAGATGTTGTGTAATCCGCAGGAATTGTAACAATCGTTGCTCCTGAATCCATATGGAAACCTTTTGTTAGGTATGCCCACGGTTGTGAAGATGTATCTGTTGTTAAGTTTAATGGGTTTTGTTTTCCTTTGTATTGGAAGAAGTCAGAATCAATACCTACTGTATTAGAAACACCTAAGTATACTTTTCTTACTTTATCTCCCGCAGCTCTTGTTTCATTATCACTTCCTGATGCACTACCGAAAGGTGGGTTAAAAATAACCTGACCTGGTCTGTAATATTCAGTCTTATATTCTAAGAATGGTGATTTAGAACCCGAATATTGTCTTGTCAAATATCCACGGAAACCACAAGGTAATGAATCAATTGGTGCATCTTCATTAATTTCCAACATAATATATCTTGATTTCAACTCAAAATCACCATTAGCAGTACCTATCTTCTTAGCGACAAAACTATTTTGATTAGGGTCCATCGTACAGTTAGTGAATTTTTCTAACACCACAGGATTTGCGTCAGTATCAAAGAAATCACGAACAACAATATCAAAAGTTCCATTATTAAATGAAATGTTGATAATTGAAATTTTTACTTCTCTATTTGCTGAGTTACCATCAGATACCGTTATAAATTTAAACATATCATATACTTTAGTTCCTCGTAATTCAGAAACTACATATGGTGTTTCAGGAGTTTGGTATCTATCTAAATACCATCCTATACCTGTGTTGTCTATATCTGTTCTTGCACCATCTAAAGATAATAGGTCACAATCTAAACCTCTAATCATACCTTTTCTATATCCAATATTTAACATTGAATAATATTCTTCCTCTAAGAATAATGGAACATCAGTACGTGGTTTTGCAAAGTTTGATTTACCAAATACTTTTGAGATGTAATTAGAATTTGAAACATTAAATGATGTTTTAAAATTAAATGTATCACCATCATTAGTAACACCTGAAATCGCAAATGTTTCAAAAGGATTTTTAGTTACCGCAGAATACGAACCACTACAATCCATAATTACATCTGTTAATCCCGATACTTCATAAACAGGACCGTCATCAGTTGAATATGTTGCAATACCTCTTGAACGTAAAGTTGCAACTACTAAATTGTGGTATTCACTCATTGGTGAACCTGTGTAGTTTGTTACATATACAACTGCAGTTCCTGAATAATTATTACCACCTGTATTTGTTAATCCAGTTACACCCATACCAAAACCAACACCATTATAAACATCATTAGTTTCAGTAAATAATGCATAATACCACGGGTCGTTTTCAGATGCCGTTAAATCACAATTTTCGAATAAAATGTTATCAACTTCTAATACGTTAGTGTTTGCGCTGTAGTTTGGTGTTGCTCCTGTAACATCATTAAATGTTGAAGCACTTACTGAACCCCAAAAATATGATGTTGAACCTGAAGATGATGGAGATACGATTTCACCGTAAAGTAAATCTTCCATATCATCTAATATTGTTGACTCACCACCCGTATAAGTTGTATAAGGAAAAGTGATTACGTCTTCAATTGATGAAGGTAATGAGGAATAATCTGTTACTGAAATAGTTGTACTATCACCTGAAGTTCCTGAGAACGTAATAGTGAAACCAGGGGAAACTGAAGTTGCCGTTGTTCCTGAACTATCTAAGTTACCTACTGTTTTTATAGACCACGAAGGTCCTGCGTCATACCCTGATAATCCTAGTACTCTTGTTACGAACAATTGATTTGATTGTTGTAAATAAGCCTTTGCAATATATGCTGCCTCATACTTAGGAATCTGAGTATTCACGAATTTTGTTGGGTTTGTACCACCGAAATAAGCTTGGAACTCATCGAAGTTTGTGATGAAAATCGGCTCGAAAGCTGGACCCGAAAGTGTTTCACCAACAATACCAAGAGTCGTTACACCTACACTCTGTGCTACAAAACTTAAATCTCTTTCAGATGTATAAACACCTGGAGATACGAATACTTTGTTTGCTGTCGCCATTGTTAAATAATTTCTTAAGTTTTATTTTATAGATAAATATTACTAAAAACATCAAAAAACTATTACTGTAAGAGTATATTTATAAACAGTAGGAAAAAAGTCTTCCTTTTTTCTACCTTTTAAAAAATTAATGATGGCTAGAATTAAAAACATAAAAATTTCACCAGAGTCTCACGAACTACTTAAAAAATATTGTGATAAACACGGTTTAAAAATTTATAAGTTTTTAGAAAAACTTATTGAAGAAAACTGTAAAGAAGTTACCGATATATACGGAGAATAATTAAAGTAAACGTGCTCTAGTAATAAGATTTGCCTTTTTGGTATCATCTGATTTAACAACCTCAATCCGAATATTATCGTTAGTAGAAATCTTAATTACACTTAAATCGTCACCAACATAATTGTTATTTATATAGACGGAATAACTATCAACATTATTAGTTTCTTCAATTTGTAAATCAACTTTATAACGATATGTTTCAGTTAATGCAGTCACACCTTGATTAAAAACAACATTTAAATCAAAATTTTCAGGATTTGCAGGTTCTTTCTTTGCCCTTCTCTTAACATTAAAGGTATCAACTTCTAAAAAAGTTGCAGTTCTTGAAATTGCGGGGGATACTTCAAACTCTTCTTCATCTAAAAGAAATCCCATCATTAAAAATTCATAATTTTGAACATAGTATTTTCTTTTTTCAATATCTAATACCGATTCATCCGAAGAGTTGTTTAAAATTATTGGAATATAATGTCCTTTAATGTGTGTATATGCTTGTCGAGATGAAAACTTTTGTAAAACTTTTTTGTTAAACTCATTTAAATATCTCATCTTATTACAGAATATTTTTACATTGTATGTAATGTCCACAGGAACAGGTTGAGGTATTTTATAAATGTCTACACCTTTTCTTTGTCCATCCCACGTTGGGACTTTCGCATAATAAAACTGTTTCCTATTTGGAATAGTGTATTGTAGTGATGGATTAGTTCCAAATTTAACATCAGGATTTCTAACTGTTGCAATAAATGGAGGTCTGATATTTTTATCTAAATCTTGAAAATTCCAACTTTCAGCGAATTGAGCCCAATTCTGTGTTGTTATTATTAAATCTACGGTAGGAATCTTTTTACCACTAACCGTAGTTTCTAATTCTTCTTTTACAAAATCTAACATTCCTCTGTCTAAATCAGCATGAAGAATTGACTTAGGTAAATAAGTTCCGTCCTCTTGAATTTCTTCTAATAATTCTTCTCTCCTTTGTAAAAGAATTTTTTCAGGAGTCAGAGGTAAATGTTTTTTTATTTTTTTAGGTAACGCCATTATCTTTTTATTTCACTAATAAAAAATACTTTATTTTTTGAATTAACCATTTCTACTTCTTTCGCATTATAGATTGGTTCTTCAGTGTCTTTCATAACAAACGAATCATATTCGTATGGGTTATAAGTTACAATATTACTATTTGGTTCTTCGGGTATGTTTTTACAAGGATAATCACAATAGTCAACTAATGTTCCAATAACAAACGCATGAACATTTTTTGATTTTTCTCTTCTAACTTTATTCATTCCACCCTGTCTTACTCTAAATTCAACATCTTTAAGTTTAACAAAATCAGCATGTTTTATTACTTTACCCTTGTATTGAATTGAAAAAGTGTGTTTATGTAAATTATAATATACCATTACTTTTTTACCTATGTAATTATCTTCTTCATTATTGTTACCACATTTATGACAAATATAAGGGTCGTCACCTCCATTACTTATATCCCAAGACCACCCACAATTATCACATATAACTTTATCATCAACAATATCTTCACATAGATAAGACATTCTTTTTTTTATAAATTTTATTTCATTTATTAAACGACTCATATTCCTCTAAATTCTCCATCATTAACAGGTGACGCAATAATACTTCTATAAAAAGGTTTATAACCACCATAAGTATGTCTATTATCACTTACTACTCTACCATCATTAACAACTGAATAGTATCTAACTCTTTTTTCGGTTTCATAATAACCAATATAGTCACCATATGAAATATCAATACCTAACTCATCCAATGCTTTTTGATACACACCGACCTTTAAATTACCAGGTTCCATTTGACTCATACGAGAATTTGAATAATCTTGATTTTCAGGTTGTTCGATAGTAACATAACCCCTAAACTCTACAGGAGGTAAAAACTTTATACCATCTTCTTCAGTTTCACCATAAACATCATCGGTATTAGTTTTTTGACGGTCAACACGATATAACACTAAAGTGAAGTTCATATCACCTTCAAGCCATTCACGTCCCATTTCTTGTTCTAACTCGAAATCTTCGGACCCGAAAAACTTTTCTAATCTTGTAATTGGTATCTTTCTCGCACTCATATATTGATAAATACTTTAATAATAGTTATATTATAAATATTTCGCTATGCAAAGTAATAAAGATAATTTATCAAAAATACCTGAAGTTAGAGCACAACGTATTTTAGAAACATACGAAGGGTTCAATAACTACATACTTTCTATTAAGAAAAAAAGTAAAAATCAAAAATATTTCAAACTTACAAGAGCACAGGCAGACTATATTATTTCATATAATGATACTGTTCCTAAACTAGCAAGAAAGTGGGTTGACCTCGACAGTTACTTCGGTAAAAAAATGATGGAGGAAAAACTCCTAACCAAAATACCTGAAAAAATATATGTTGAAAAAATATTGGTAGAAAAAGATAAGTCTTTTCATATTTGGGGTAAGATATTTGAAAATCAAGAATTACACGACTTTTGGTTACCTAAGGTTGCTTTAATACCTACACAAAGAGTTAAAGAGGTTTCAATTGATTATGAAAAATATTCTCACAGACCGCCCCTGTCACACCAAAAAGAAGCAATAGAGACACTTGCAGCTCACGACAAATATATTTTAGCAGATG